AAAACGTATCTATTGGTTATAAAGCGGGGGGACAAATCGGCACCGCGCCCGCTGTGAGTTCCGGATACAAAAGAAACGTGTGTATTGGACCAGAATCCGGTATTGAATTAGGCGGCTCTTCTTCGGAAAACGTAATAGTAGGATATAAGTCAGGTCCAAGCGTATTTAACGCAGGAAGTCTTACTAATTGTGTGTTTATGGGGTACAACGCGGGCCAGCACTCAAGCACCCCTAGCAACTGTGTCGCCATAGGTACTGATGCAGGCTTCCTTCTGACAACCGGGGGCCAGAACACTTTTCTTGGTCGCCGCGCAGGGAACAGCGGTATTACTTACATAACCGGGCTCTACAACACGGCCGTGGGCCACTTTGCTTGTTCTAACGGGCTGGGAAGCAATAACACCACAGTCGGCAATGGGGCGGGCAATAGCAGCAGTCCTCTTGACTTGACCGGGACTTCACAAATTGATAATAGGGTTATTATAGGCAATAACGACGTAACAAATGCTTATATTAATGTAGCATGGACCGTGACTTCTGATGTTCGTGATAAGACAAATATCGAACAGGTAACACACGGTTTAGAGTTTTTATCTTCGTTTTCCCCCATTAAATTCCAATACACAAACAACCGGGAAGAAAACGCGCCGCACGGATTTGTGCATTATGGCTATAGCGCCCAAGACGTTTTAGCAGCGGAGGGTGCAAACCCCGTAATTGTTGACACGGAACAAGACGAAAAATTAAAAATGAAAGAAACACAATTAATTCCAATTTTGCATAATGCAATTTTAGAATTAAAAGAAGAAAATGCTGCCCTCCGCGCAAGACTAGATGCTGCGGGTATTTAACCGAGGGGTTTTAAATGCCGTTAACAAAACTACAATTTAGACCCGGCGTTGTTAAAGATTTGACCTCTTATTCTAACGAGGGGGGTTGGAGAGATAGCGACAAGGTACGGTTCCGGCTTGGGTTTCCTGAAAAGATTGGCGGTTGGGAAAAATATTCTTCGCAAACTTTTTTAGAGCCTAGCTAAATTCAACAGGCTGATTATTGGGTTGTTGTTTTTATTTAGGTCGAAAGTTTCTTCCCCGCCAAGGCCGTTTCTATTGCCGACAAGGTCATATCCGATTTCATGCCCCAACTCTTTATAATGCTCCGGCTGCATAACCTGTTCGGGCCGAATGCCCGACAGCTTTAACGCAAAACTATGTAGCGTTCTGAACCAAGGCAACTGAACAGGCTCAAAGTTAAACCTAGTACAAGCGCGTTCAATGGCTTCGTTAGCCGCCTGTTTGGTAAAAGCAAAGTATCCGATATGAGCGGGGTCTACCCCACGAGACAGAGCCTCATCCACTTTGTTAAGAAGCGCGGTGGTTTTCCCCGTTCCGGGCGGACCGTAAATGCGAAATATCTTGTTGTCCATTTTCTTCCAACCTTTTGCAAATTTCTTCTACGGATTTTTTTCCCATGTTTGGGATACGCCCCATTAGTTTGTTATGGCTTAAGTGTTCCACAAAATCCGAAAGGCTTACTCGCAACAAGTCTTCGTTATAAAGACAGTTATAAACGCGTCGGCTCCACCAGATATCTTTCATTATGCTAGGGGGCGAGGGCCGTGATGCGCGGGCTTCTTCCCACAACGCTTTCTTATCCAACTTTACTACAATCTGCCTGACACGCTCTCGCGTGATACCATATTCATCTGCCACAGATTGCAGGGTACGTTTTTCTACCACACGCTTGTGGTAAACTTCTTCATTACGCGCCGTGTTCTTCATCGGTAATATCCTCTATGCTGCCCATTAGCTTTACAAAAATAGGGGTTTCGTCGCCAACCCAAGCGTCTACGACATTGAAGTACATAAACTCCACGGCTTCATCGAACTCCATGCGATCACGTTCGCATAAGACCGCGACACATTTATCAAAGTCGTAGGCGATTATATCCGGCTGGCCGCTTCTGCTTGCCACACCAATAAACGCATCATTAAAACCATCTGCTTTTAACATTAAAAAGGTGCCTCCGATTGTCCCCCGCCAAAGCTGGGTGTTGAAAATTCAAGTTCCGCGGTGTCGAAAGAAGGTATTTGCCAGACTCTAACTGGTCTGCCTTTAATTTTAATCAGCCTACTTTCTCCGCCACGATCCCGTAGACGTTGAGCTATCTTATGAGCCTTGTACTCAAAGAACTTGTTACGCTTTAGGAAGTTTTCAAAATCTTTTAGCCGGAACAACGTGATCCCTGCTTCATCATCAGTCCAAGGCCGCTTGAGCAGGATTTCTTCTTTGTCGTTCGCTTTTTGCAGGTGAACGCAGAACTCTTCTAAGTAATCGTAGAACTGTCCGCTAATGCTGGCGTCTTCTGCAACCTCTATGATGGCGCTTTCGTTGTCGCTCATCTCCGACAAAAGACCGCCAATGCGCCCTTCCCATACAGGCTTGGCTACACTGCGCGGCATAAAGTTTAGCTGCTCCATACAAGCCTTCTGAAATACGGGCTGACTCATTAGAGCTTCGGTATCTAATTCTAACGGCTCTCCGTTTACGTCCAAGAACCACACGGGCGGGTTGGAATTATACTTACGCAAATTAGCTATAGAAGCGCCAAGGGCCGCGGCCCCAATGCCGTGTTTTCTGGTCTGGCAAAGCTCTTTATTACAATGTGAACTAATCGGCGCGTCAGAGCACTTATAAGCATAGTCCTTTCGGTCTAACTGCTTTGCTACAATATTGACCTCGCTCAACGGTAACGGCGGGTCTAAATACGTCATATTGTAAGTAAGTAGTTCGGACTCGTAACTGTCGGGGTATGCTTTCTTTAAGTATACGCCCAAATTAAAAAGACCGTTGTTGCGCCCACCTTCAGATATCTTGCTCTTAGCCAAAATCTGCAAGCAGGGCGGCCCGTCTTTAATTGGGGTGCTCTCTTGTTGCTCATCTAGCTGAAGTGTTAATATCTGCTCGGGTGTTTGCTTATACGTGTCATGTAAATCAAAAAACTCCTGCAACGTAGCGGATGTACCGTCGTCTTTAATTGCGTAGCGCAGGCCGTCTTCAGCATCATAATATGGAAGGTTTAAAAAGTTACCAACGTCCCCGCGGTCTAGATTAAGTTTTACCTGTTTGGGGAATATCTCACTGCCGCCATAACCCAGTGCCGCCGATATGTTCTGCAATGTAGCCTGCATATCCTTTGCATCTACAGGAGCCGTGGTAAACAAAAAACAATGCGCCCCGCCGGATTTTGAACGGCACACAATAAGCGGAAGCTTGAGCTTCCGTATTTTCTCCACAAGAAGCTTGTGGTCCAGCGGGTACTGATCAACGTCCACGCACCCCCAAACACACATGTTATCTTCGTTAATGGGTACAATTCCTATACCCTGTCCTTTACCGGAAAGATGACCTTCCCATAGAGCCGTGGTCCGCGGTTCGCGCACAATGGTGGCTTTACCGGTGTTCTTTCCGTTAGACTGCGTTTTTTCAATTTTATATGTGCCATAGGCTAACGCTAACCCATCAAATATGGCAGAAAACTTTTCTACAGACATGATGCCCCCAAAAGCAAGGAAGGGGTGACGGGAACATCAAAACCCGCCACCCCAACTGTTTAGAACGGTACGTCGTCAGAGCTTCCGGCTCCGCCCGCGGTTTCGTCCTGATGCTTTACAACAACTTCGCCGTCAGTGATGCTCTTGGCAAAGTCCTTTGCACGGTTGTAGATCGACATGTCCTGAACAGGTCCAATGCGGCTTACTTCCCAGCCGTGCCAGCTACCCTTGCTGTTTTCTTCCAAGGTCGTCTTCAAGTTGTAGACGTGGCTAAAACGTGGCGGCGTAAACGGTCCGTTCTTGCCCTGCATGGTCAACGAAGAAATCATGCTGTTCCATTTTCTGGACTTCTTGAGTTGCGTTGACTTCATTGCGACTAGCGCAGTTTCGGCGGCCCCGTCCTCATGTAGCACGATAACGTAGTGCTGATGAGTTTCTTCAAGGTACTGACCCGATCCGTCTTGGACGTATTCACGATGATCCGTTGCATCGCGTTTGGTTTTCGGCATTGCCTCTCCCGGAGAGTATACCGCCACAGGAGCCCCTGTCCCCTCGCCCAACGGTGCCCATTGAATGAACCGTCGCTGGTAGGCTACCGGAATTACTTTTAATCCGTCCTTGCCCTTCGACACCTGCCCAGAGACAGTGTTGAAGATATCGCCTTTACGGGCTTCCTCTAAGGTGTCTAGCTCCTTACTCATGCCGCCCAAAATCTTCAAGAACGGTAGTGCAAGATCGTCTTGGCCCATGTTCTCCAATCCGACACCAGCGTCATCTTCAAACATTGTTGGGTCAAACTGGATAATTTCCGCAGATTTCTTTTCTGCCACTTCGTTTTTCTTTTCAGCCATTTTATTTGCTCCTCTTAATAATAGCTCGTTGTCCGACATAGGCTCCGAATAACTCCATCGGGAAGTCGTCACCATTTTCAACACGTTCCTTGACAAAGGCACGAAGCGTCGTGTGGTGGATACCCGTGTTTTGCTCCGCAAAGAAACCTTCTTTTTCGGCAAAGGACTTGAAAGCCGACGCTTTGTCGTCTTCCCCTCGGCCAAACGTACACGCAACAGTATTTTTAATGATGTCGTCATACCCGTTCTCCCGAAGCCACTCGTAAGCCGCCGGTCTATTGTCCACAAGGATGTTAGCTCCATACTGTGGCTTGATGGTAACCTCTGAGCCATCATCAAGTTTCATGCTAGTCAAACCAATTTCGGCTAGCATTGTTGGCAAATCCTCATCCGTCAATTTCATCAAGGCGCGTTTTTCGTTCTTGAGCTTTTGCTCAAGTTCGTTAACCTCTGCCTCTTTGTCACGGATTGCTCTCGCCATTCCAGCAACTGTAGTTAAGTCGCCTTGGTCCAGTTTTTCAACTGAGGTAGCCATCTTCTCTTCAAAGTCAGCTTCCATTTGGTCAAATATATTGCTCATCGCAATCTCCTTTTTTAAAGACTCGTTTCCGGTCTTGACATTGTCATATATATGCTTATATTATCTCAGTGTCAAGGAGAAAAAAACATGCGGGAATATAAATTTAAAACTGAGCCTTTTGATCACCAGCGTCGCGCCTTACAAGATTCGTGGGCCGCGGACTATTATGCGCTGTTCATGGAGATGGGAACAGGAAAGTCAAAAGTAGCTATCGACACTATGGGTGTCTTATATAAAGCCAAGAAGGTGAGTGCGGCATTAATACTAGCGCCTAAAGGGGTGTATGACAACTGGGTACAAGGAGAAATACCTACGCACTTGCCGGACGACATAAACCGAAGCATGGTGCGCTGGTCTCCCTCAACATCTAAGAAATTTCAAGAAGAAATGAAGGAGTTGGTTTATGAGCCGTTTGACGGGCTGAAGATATTTGTAATGAATATT